TATATGGTATTCCAAAATCGGACCCGGCTCTTACAGTTGGTGCCCTATCAACAAAGAAATTCTCGTATGTTAATGTAACACTAAATTTCTGTGCGGTATTTTCTGCATTGTTGTCCAATGTGATCGGATTAAATGTCACCGGATACGCATTATGAAGGACGACCTTGTAGATAGGAAGGTTCTTCTTATTGAGCTGAACAATAGTTACATCGGTAACGTAATTGACAAGATAATTTGCACGGTAGTTATTGTAGCCAATGATCTGATCCGACCAACGGTCGAAAATCTTCTTGATGTAATAATCGTTGGTCAATAAAAATGTAAAGGTAACATCCTCGTTAATGAATCCATAGGGAATTTTAACCGATTGCTTTATGGATTGATAGTCGGCTGTCAGAATCTGTCTTCCAGGAAGCGTGCACGATTCACAGAGAATTGCAATATCACGAGGATCGTTAATTAAAGAACGAACATTAAAGGTACCCGATAAGGCACCAGTAATAATTGCATTTAAATCAAGATTGAACAGCGTCTGTTCGGGCGGAGTCATATACACCGCAAAACGATTCTCCTGCGCAACACCGCCGTGCTTTACAATTGAGCTCTTTAGATTCTCAATACTGTTACCCAGAACATTGTCGATTAGATTGGCCATGTGAATTATCGCGCGGAATACTGCTTGCGGGAATCCAACCAAATCTGAGACTTTGTGCCACCCTTAAAGTGTTCGGTTGGTAGGAAGATTGCTGTTTCCCAATCGGGTGCAAATACCTGAGATGGGCGGGTTTTCATATGACCCGTAAGATAGTGCTTAAGGCAGGGTGCAAATTCACGGAGTCTTCTAACACTTACAAGGAGGCTATAACGAATCTTGAGGCGTGTTCTTTCGGTAAGTTTATCATCGGTGATGGTTCCAAGTAGTTTATCTAAGAACTTGGCACGAATCTTTGGATGTAGGTAGTGTAGGTTGAGACCAAGGAAACCTCCGGTCGCGGGACCGATTACTAAAACCAACGGAAATCTATCGTAATACGGAAGTTCCTCTTTGAACTTAGGATCATAGGCAAACATGTACATATTGCCCCAAATTGCCTTTGAACGCTGTTGCACCTTATCGTCATTGAGGAGTGCCTTCCGATTGATTCTGCCATTTAGCTCCTTTACTCTCTGAATGAACCAATCCTTTGCCTCAATCGAACGCTTTTCAAACCCCGTGGAGTTGAATTCTTTTTCAAGTGTTGTGAAGAGTGAGACTGGCATTAGTTCTATTTATATGTGTTTAGAGTATCTTAATGCCCAACTTACGGAGCATGTCTTCGTCCCAAATCTCAAAAATCCACCCACGGTCACTGGCGTACTCGGTTGCGGCTTCCCACTTGGAGATGTTTTTGGCATACGTCATGACCTCGGTAATGTATCTCTTTGTCTTTTTGCCAGGATTCTTGGGTGGACTCACTTCTTTCTTGGGTTTTACCTCGATCAACATTACACGCCCATCGGTGAATTCGAACTTGACATCGACAAAGTACCGATGGATTCTACCGTCCGTCTTGCAGCGGTACGGTACCACAACCTCTTCCGAGCACCATGACGCAATGAATGACTGTTCGTCGAGCCATCTAAAAAGCTGTCGCTCCCAGAGAGAACGATAGACAATGTTCGACACATTGCCTCGATATTTGGATGGATTCTTAGGTGTGAAGGTGCCCTTATATGTCATATAAATAGATATTTATGTTAACTAAGACACATCAATTTTTTAAGGAGCAATCATAATGGCACTGGACTTAGGAAATTTCGGTAGCTCCGATTCCGTCGCACGTGGATTCATTCCGAATGATGTCCCTCTTCCAGGAAATAAGATACCGGAGTCGTTCAATTATAGTGTAACTCCCTTGATTTACAATCCGATCACACCCCTAAATCCTGATTTAGGTCAGACAGGATTGTCGGGCTATTCTGGTGGTAGAAATTCTTCATCAGAAGGTTTTAGAGGCCCAGATCCATGGGTCGGTTATCGTCCGAGATTATGTTTCCCATCTGAATTGACTCATTCCAAGAATAACTGGATGTTTATGTCTTTCAGCGTTCGTTTGGGTAAACCTGGAGCCAGAGAAATTTATCTTCCGATTCCGCCAGGGCTTACATTTTCCGACTCCATGGCGTATTCTTCACTGGACCTTGGCATTTTAGGTTCAATAGGGCAGGATACTATAAATGCAATGGATAAAGCCAAGGGTGTTAAGGGGGTCATCGGAGCGGGTATCGGCGGGCTTGCCGGCAGTTTGGTAAACAAAGCAAAGAAACTGAATGTTGCAGCAGCAGCTTCAATTGCCGCAAGACATTTTAATCAAACATCAATTGCAAATACAATTGATTTCAGTACAAAACAGATAATAGCCCCAAATACCAATACATCATTTCAAAATGCTGGTATTCGTAGTTTCGGATTCAACTTTAAAATGATGCCAAAAAGCAAAACCGAAGCAGAAACTATTACGGCAATCATTAAAACATTTCGGGAAAATATGTATCCCAAGGGCAATGATGTTGTACTTACATACCCTCCGGTTTGGTCAATGAAATTTTATGAAGGTTCCGGTAAAGAAAACCGTAAACTCCCAAGGATTTACAGTTGCTATCTTACGGGAATGACTGCAACATATAACGGAACTACTAATATGTTTCACAGTGATGGAAGCCCGATTGAAACGGACGTTGCGATTCAGTTTCAAGAAACAAAGGCACTTACTCTATCCGACATTGTGGAATTATCGGAGAAATAATCTATGTCGTTTTTTCAACAGTTCCCAAAAATTCAATACGATTTTGCCGATAACGGCATCGACACCCGTATTGTTGATCTATTTCGTTTTGTAAAAGCCGATGAAAAATACTTTGATGATGTTTCTACGTACCAGTATTTTCAGATCAGAAACGGCGACAGACCCGACATTGTGTCAAATCTGCTGTACAATACTCCCGATTATTATTGGACCTTTTTCTTGGTGAATGACCATTTAAAATCTGGTCTTTCCGGATGGCCGATGATGCAGGAAGAACTGGATGATTATCTTGAGACCGAATACAATGGTACTGTAATTCAAACACGCCCCATCCTTGTAAGAAATGGCGACGGGATCATTACTGAACGTCGTAACTCTTTAGCGGGAATCTTCGAGATTGGTGAAACGGTCTATGGTTCAGAATCCGGAGCATATGGAAGATTGGATTCAAAGGATACTCAGTTGAGCCAATTAGTTCTAAAAGACGTTGTTGGTACTTTTCAAGAACAAGAATTTATTACAGGAAGCACTACTGAGGATAGTGTTGCTTCATACGAAGTATATCCTTATGCCGAAGCTCCTCATCATTATGAATCGGCAGATGGTACTATATTCTACAATGCCCTTTCAATTGGAGAATTAAACGTACAGCCAGGAACTTCAGATTCTGAATTGATCGCAGTTTCAAATAGAGAATATGAAATTGCCTTAAATGATGAAAGAGCAAATATCCGAATCGTTCGTCCCGACTCAATTTACAAGTTTGTTCAGATTTACCAAGGTCTAATCAATGGCTAATCTTTCAAATATTGCGGTATTCGGAACCGATCAGATCCTAATACCTTCGGCTTACTCAATCGAGAGCATTATGCTCTGTAACCATAACGGTAGAATTACAGACATTCAGAAGATTGTTACCGATTTTTCAATTACCGAAAGCATTTATTATCCGGGTTTAATGCTTTCATTGAATGTAAAAGATACGGTAAATCTGATGGAAGAATTTCAGCTAACGGGCCACGAAACAATTACCGTAAATCTTGCCAGAAAAACATATGTTTCCAATAATGATTCATCTAGTATTAAAAATATCAAGATCGACAATCAGAAGTTGAGCCATTTATTTTATGTAAGCGAATACCCGCTATACGGTAAATTTGAAAACCGTGTTCAGGTTTATACTTTAAAGGGTGTGAGTAAGCATATCTTCATGTCCAAATTTAAAAGGATTTCTCGGGCTTACGCGGGGAATATCAAGAATTTTGTTAAAGAGGTATTGATGAATGATTTGGGTGTCCCTTCTTATGACATTGAAATGACGAATGAGAATACGAATATTGTAAAATTTGTTGTTCCAAACTTAAGCCCAATTGATGCAATTCAATGGGCACTACGTCGGGCATATGATTCACATGGTTCGCCTTTTTATTGTTATGAAACTCTTGGTGGTAAAATCAAAATTGATTCTCACACGGATTTTAATAAAAGAAGTACCAGCGATGTTTACAGAGAATACAAAGAAGGCAAATTCTTTTCATATGGTCCAGGCACATTAGAAGATTATAATGAAAGACGTTCGAGAATTATGGATCTTTCATCAGATATTCGTATGTCAAAACTGATATCCGGCTCCAATGGTGCATATGCTTCTAAGAGCGTTTATGTAGATATTGCAACAAAAAGTATTGCCACTACGGAATTTGATTACAATAAAGAATTCTCTAAAATGTCTAAAATAGGCAATTTTTCTACATTATCACAAAGATTTACTCCGGATGATATTAAAGAAAGTAAATCATATAGCGATGATAGGTCATTCTGGCAAAGAGCAGAAAACATTAAAGCGGGTGGAGGTAAGAGTCTTTCGGATTTTAAAAATTCAATGATTAACTATATCTCGTTGAATACCGCAGCTTTTAGTTATGCAGCGGGCAATACTCCCAATTATCATGGGCCAACACAATCATCCAAGATTAATATAGCACAATCTGTTACTGAAAATCTTGAAACAATGATTCATGATTTTAATGTCGCTGGAGATTTTGAGCTTAATTCGGGTAAGATTATTTTATTGAATATAGCACCTTCTGAGGATCCGACGGCGATCAAAAAGAACTCAAAGTTGGGAAAATCGCCGACCCCCGGAGTCGATCAGTTTTTTTCTGGAAATTACGTTGTGACTTCTGTTATACATAACTTTTCGGAAGACTATTTTGCTTCGGTAAGAGTGAAGACGGATAGTTTTTCAAATGACTTTTTAACAAAATAATGAATTCTCCCGATCAATTTATTGGAGGCTCCTTTGCCTGGTTTACTGGAGTAGTCGAGGATATTAAAGACCCCTTTGAAATGGGTCGCGTGAGAGTTCGTTGTATTGGCTACCATACGGAAGACAGAAATCTTATTAAAACGGATGATCTTCCTTGGGCAACACCACTGATGCCAGTGAATTCTGCATCGATGTCGGGAATTGGTCTTTCTGCAACAGGTATTCTTCAGGGGTCATGGGTCGTTGGATTCTTCCGTGACGGACCTTCTGCCCAGGATCCTATTATCCTAGGAACAATACCATCGGCAACAACAAATTATGTGGATAATACAAAGGGCTTTTCCGACCCCGAAGGTGTATATCCATCACAATCCTTTGTGGAACAAGGTTTGCCCGATATGCCTATTGAGGCAGGCAATGGTCCTAATAATTTTAAATTCCGTGAGTCGGATACTTATAAAAAACGTGTTGCTTCACTGCCCGGAGCAGTAGATGTTGCAAAGGCGCCCAAAATGGCTTTAGCCGCAGTCAGTTCTTCTGACCCTTATGTGTCTCAGCAACAGTGGAGAAGTTGGTCAATCGAAACTGTAGTTTCTCCGAAATATCCAAAAAACCAGGTGTTCCATAGCGAATCGGGTCATGTTTTTGAGGTTGATGATACTCCTGGTAAAGAAAGAACCTTGGACTTCCATAAGTCTGGAACCTATACGGAAATTGATGCAAACGGTAATGAAACGGTTACCGTGGTTGGTAGCAAATATATGGTAACCATTGGCTCCGAACATCTTTATGTAAAAGGTACCGGTGGTGGTGGATACCAACTTACCGTTGATGGTAATGTCCGACAATATGTTAAAGGTAATTATCATCTTGAAGTCAAAGGTAACAAAACGGAATACATTCATGGGCATCGCCAGTCAAAGGTTCTTGGAACCGACCATTTAGATACAACAAAGTACCTTGAGACCGTTCAAACAAGTTTAAGCGGACACCCATCGGCTGTTAGCAGTAACGGTGATAACCTTGTTTCGAACGGTTCGGTTTCAAGTGTTACATCGACCGGCTTTCAGGTTAATTTTGCATCTATCAATTTAAACGGCAATGTCAATTGCTTGAACGGAGTCAGCGGTCAATTCACTTCAGCCGACGGTAAAACAGTCACCATCGCAAAGGGTATTATTGTTAATATCATATAAGGAGAACTAAATTATGTCAACGGGATACGTCAATACAGAATGGGTAAAAACGGTTACAAATGAAATCGAACAGATTCCAGATTGTAGAGCACTAGAACAACTTATTAAAAAGGTCGAGGAGATGATTAAGGGGCAATTGGAAGCTCTGCTTCAACAAATGGCAGACCTTCTTGAATTGGCACTACCACCAACAAATTTAAAAAAGTTGATTACTTGGGCAAAAAAGCAAGCGGGTAAGTATTACGAAATGTACCTAAAGGTGGTGGCAACATACGCCGAACTTGCTAAAGCATACACCGACCTACTTACAGCAATTCAGAATAAATTGTCCAACTTAAAGTGTAATATTACAATGCCTTCGGTAAACGATATAATACCCTCGATACCCGATAATGAATTATTTCAGACTGTGAATTCTGTATATGCCGATATTGCTGCGCTCAAACAGAATGTTAAAGATAAAGATGTTGCTTCTGGCTTACTAAATGTGCAAAGTATATCCAATTCAATAGAATCAAATTCATCGACTAGTGCTCAAGCCGCAGGTTATATTGCGTCCAAGCCTACTCTGGATCGACCGAACCCGTAAAATAACATCCGGAAAGTGTTATAAATAGCATCACTCTATGCCAGCGATCCGTTCACAGAATTATTCCGATTACAATGTCACCGATACCATATCGGCGGTTGTATCCAAGAAAGCTCTGTACACCGATTTCGACCTGAGTCTTACTTTGGATGGAGTTACGGGTGGTGATATTGTTCCACTTACAGATATTGATGCCGTTGTTTATGCCGTAAGAAATCTTGTTCTTACAAATTTTAACGAAAGACCGTTTCAACCGAATGTGGGTGGCAATATCAGTGGAATGTTGTTTGAACCAGCCGACCGACTCACAATTGCGTCACTCCGTAACGCAATTCATTACATTCTTGATCGATATGAACCAAGAATTGATTCCGTTGGTGTCGATATTGTTGACGATTCCGACAACAACCGTTACGGGATCACAATCTCCTTTAGAGTAATTGTACCAAATCGCTCGGTCGACATGACTCTTTACCTACAAAGACTTCGCTAATTTACCACCATGGCTCAATTCAACGTAACAGAACTTGATTTTGATAAAATCAAAGATTCCATTAAAGATCACTTCCGTTCTCAGACCAAATATGATTCTTGGGACTTTGATGGTTCGGGTCTTTCTCTTCTTCTAGATATTCTTGCGTACAATACCCACTACAACGCAATGGTTGCGCATCTTTCATTGAATGAGAGTTTTCTGGATTCTGCTCAGATTCGTGGTAATGTAGTTTCACATGCCAAACTTCTGGGTTATGTTCCTCGTTCTTTTTCATCTTCCAAGGCAGTCATTAGCTTCAATGTTACCGCTGGTACAAATCCTCCGGCATATATTACTTTGGCACGTGGTACCAGTTTTAATACTACTTTGGACCAAACATCGTATTCATTTGTTGTTCTTGAACCAATTCAGGCTCCATTGTTAAATGGTGTTTACTCTTTTACTAATGTTGAAGTGACTCAGGGAACTCTGAAACGCATGCTTTACAGAGTTGACAATTCATTAGTGAATCAGAAGTTTAAAATAACTGATGAAAATATTGATACAAACACAATGCGTGTTCGTGTTAAGGCAAATGAGGAGTCTGAAGAATACTCGATTTATACCAAATTTACAACTCTTGTCGGTATCAACAATTCATCTCAGATTTATTATCTACAAGAAGATTCAATTGGCACGTATGAAATCTATTTTGGTGATGGTATTCTTGGTAGAAAACCAATTTCAAATAATATTGTAGAAATTGAGTATGTCTATACAAGTGGTAGAACAGCAAACGGAGCCACATCATTTACCGCAAGCGATATGGTTTCCGGTTACAATGTAACATCGGTAACAACCGTAACGGCTTCATATGGTGGATCTTTTCGTGAAAGTATTGAGTCGGTCCGTTACAATGCTCCGCTTACATTTGTTGCGCAGAATCGTGCCGTAACTGCCGATGACTATCGCGCACTCATTCTAAAGAGCGTTGGTTATATCGAAAGTATTTCCGTTTGGGGCGGCGAGGACCAACAAGACCCGGATTACGGTAAGGTTTACATTGCAATTAAACCAAACGGCGCCGATTTTCTTAGTGCCGACCAAAAGAATTTTATCACCGGTACCGTACTGAAGGGTAAGAATGTGGTATCAATTACTCCGGTGATTGTGGATCCGCAATACACATACCTTACTCTTGATGTGTATTTTAAATACAATCCAAATCTTACCGATCGCACCAAGATTGAACTTCAGGCTTTGATCCGTAATACCATAAGCAATTATAACGACAATAACCTGAAAAAGTTCGATGGTGTTTTTCGTTTTTCTCAATTCCTCAGAGATATTGACAAATCCGATCCATCAATTCTGAATTCTGCGGCACGTGTATACATGTACAAGAACATTACACCCAACCCGGCTGTAAACAATTCATTTATCCTAGAATACTCATCACCAATCTATCAAACATCTTCTACGGAAGACATCATTGAGTCTTCTGCATTTTTAATTAATGGCGTCGAGCATTACTTTGGTGATACACCCATCAACGGGACAAACAACCGCACCGTTTACCTGTATAAAGTTGTAAATGGTAGCAGAATTAGAATTAAAGATGCCGGACTGATTGAGCCTGCTTCAGGTAAGGTAACTCTTTCAGGTTTCAGACCAGATAATGATACCTCAATCCGTATTACCGTGGTTCCGAATTCGAATGACCTGGCTCCAAAAAGAAATCAACTTCTTGAAATTGATCTATTGAGCACAACTGTCATCGGAGAAATTGATACAATTGCTGTTGCAGGTTCTGCTGGTGCGATTAATTACAATACAACTGCTCGCCACCGTTAATCATGCCCCATTCGATTGAGACTCTTGCAAGCACTCGTCGTAAGACGAAGGAAACGATCCGTGTTGAATCATTGGTTCCAAGCCAATTGCGTTCTTCTTCGACGGCTTTAATCGGTCTCCTTAAAGATTATTACAGTCACCTAAATGAAATTGGGCAGACAAGCTATGAATTAAATTCAATCAACAATTCAAGAGATATTGACCTTGCAGAAAATAAGTACATTGATCTAATCCAAAAGGAAATTGCCGCATCAATTCCCAAAACTCTCCAGAATCAGATTCTTGATAAAGTAAAGCTGTACAAGAACCTAATGCAATACTATTCGGTGCGCGGTTCCAGCGATTCTATTGTTTTGTTTTTTAAGATTCTGTTTGACGATACTGCGGAAGTCTATTATCCCAAAAATGATATGCTGATTCCTTCATCGGGAACATGGGATAGAAATGGTCGTCGTCCGATTTATGATCAACTGGGAAATCGTCTTTATGATTCGGCAGGTAACCCACTTTTTGAACCAGGCATCTATACCAGCAATAAGGGTTTCCTTTCGGATACAATAAAAATTCAGGACTCATACTTTTATCAACAGTTTTCATACGTTATCCGCACCGGCAATAATGTCGATGCATGGAGTAATCCATTCAATAAGTTGGTTCACCCGGCTGGTTTCATCTTTTTTGGTGAAATTGTAATTTATCTTGATAATTCCAATTTCTTCACTGATCTTGATATTGATAATGTGGATAAAGACGATCGCCGTATTTTTAGTTCCATGCGGCGTCTCCAGCCCGGTCTCATCGGAGATGAAGACCTTCCGGTCAATGTTTTTGTTGGTATGCCTGATACACAGGCACTTATTTCATTTCCTAAAAAGTATCGTTTAGATGAAATAATACCGCCGGGCGCGGAACCATACCTCCGTACGGCCTTTACAACGGCTGGCAAGTTTACTAACATTAAATTTCAGGTCACCGCAGGATATGTCGGTACAGAATTTACTGTTCTTATCGACCAGATTCCTATCAAAGCAACCAATTCGGAGCATCGTACCATGCTCAAGACTCGTTATAATTCAATCGCACATTTTTTTGATCCAGGTACATCAATGTATTCTTACGCAAATTATACCGTCCAGGACACTATAAATAACGTTGTCCCTTGGAATAACGTCGGCTCCGAGATAACCATCTCTTCAATACCTTAAGATAAATTTCTAATATGGCAGCAATCATCACATCAAACTTTCGCACGGAAAATGCCAACAACTTCCGTGATTCAATTATCGATACTGACAACAGCGTGTATCTCTTTATTGGCAAATCCGATGCTTGGTCCGACGTCATTACCGACAATACCGATACCGAGGCTCCGAATCCGGTAGACGTTGTTGTTGATGTTAATGATGCGTGGCAGAATGCGATTGCGCTGAAGCGCGCTTCGGCGTCCGATGTCATAAATATAATTCCACGTCACGACTGGATTTCAGGTAGTGTTTATGCTGCTTGGGATGATGCAGATGACAATATATTCTCGGATAACTTCTATATAATTACCGATGAATTTAAGGTTTACAAATGTATTAAAGCACCGGCCACTGGCTTGGGTTCTACAGTAAAACCAACGCAGACCAACATAAATCCAACGGCCGAAGCCGATGGCTATATCTGGAAGTATATGTTTACCGTATTCACTACGGAAGCAACAAAGTTCCTCACAAACTTCTATATCCCTGTAAAAACGGTAAAAATTCCAACGGGCGGAGATATAAATGATCTTTCTGCCGATGAACAAGTTAAATATGAATATCAAAATGATAGTGCCGACCAACTTGGCGGTAAAATCTACCGTTATGTAGTTACTAATGGTGGTTCAAATTACACCGTTGCTCCTACTGTCGACGTATTCGGTGATGGTTCCGGTGCAGTTGCCACCGCAGTTATTTCTGCCGGCGAAGTTACCGAAGTAAGAGTAACAGGTACGGGTTCTACTTTCCAGACAAATGCAGGTTCCGGTTACAAGGTTGCTTATGTCACTCTTACAGGTGGGAATGGTACCGGCGCAACCGCTCGTGCTGTTCTCTCACCTAAGAATGGGCATGGCACAGATCCGGTTTCCGAACTCGGGGGTTATTACATTGGTCTCCGTATCCGTCTTAGCGGTACCGAAGGTGGAACCGACTTTATCGTAAACAATAACTTCCGCCAAATTGGTATTGTCAAGAACCCATATTCTTTTGATACAACCAATATTGCAACCGATACAACTCTTAGCTCATTAAAGGGTCTCCAATTAACTTCACACACTGGACTCAGCGTGGGTGATTACATTACCGGGGGCACTTCTGGTGCAGTTGCTTTTATCGACTCCTATGATGCCGAAGAGGGTATTGTCCTCTATCATCAGAATGATAAGACTGGATATAGATCATTCCAACTAAGTGAAAGTATTGCCGGTTCGCCAGGTACTGGAGGCACAGGGACAATTGCATCAAGTGCTGGTCTCTTGGATCCGGAAGTCCAACCTTTTACAGGTGAAGTTCTTTTCCTAGAAAACCGTGCGCCAATTAATCGTTCGGCTTCTCAGATTGAAGACATCAAGGTCATCATTGAATTTTAATTTTTCATATGCCACTTAAATACTACGACTCAGCTCCATATTTTGACGATTACGACCAGACAAAGAATTATCAAAGAATTCTTTTCCGTCCTGGTTATTCAGTTCAGGCCCGTGAGCTAACTCAAATGCAGACTGCGCTTCAGGCGCAGATCGACCGCTTTGGTCGCCACGTATTTAAGGAAGGCTCTGCCGCCGTTGGTGGTCTTGCTTCTCTTGATGTTAAGTTTGCATATGTAAAACTTGAATCGACCTTTACCTACAACGGTGACTCATATACCGCTGACAATTACTACGAAGAACTGGTTGGTACTACTGTTACCGGTGTGACCAGTGGTATTACTGCGACCGTCGTTGATGCAACTGCTCCGACACTCACCGATCCGCTTACAATTTTTGTAAAATATACCTCGAGTGCCGATGACAATATACAACAGCTTTTCACTCAGGGTGAAGACCTTCTCTCGGACGGTGACATTGTTCGCCGTGTTCGTGTAAAACCATACACCGACTTCCCTGTTGGTTATGGTAGCAGAGTTTCGGTAAATGAAGGCGTGTTCTTTGTTTCAGGTAACTTTGTTTACACACCAGCAGCAACAATTATTCTTGAAAAATATATTGTTGATGCAGACGCTCGGGTTGTTTATACAGTAAGCGAAAACATTGTGACATCGGCCGATGATCCAACACTTACCGATAACGCTCTAGGCTACCCAAATGAAGCTGCTCCCGGAGCTCATCGCTATCAGATTGAGCTCACTCTTGCAAAACAACCTATTGATCTTGCCGATCGTAATGAAGCAGACATCATTCAGCTTCTTTTGATTAAAAAGGGTAAGGTTGCCGCGACGGCGCGAACAGTTTATTCGGAACTTGGAGATGTTCTTGCTCAACGTACATATGAAGAATCGGGCAACTACACCGTTCGTCCATTCCAAATTAATATCCGCGAACTTCTGAATGACAATACAAACGGGGGTCTTTACACCGTTCCTCAGCTTCGCAATGCATACCCAATTACACTTACAAATGATACATTGGCCACAACATACGGCGAAAACCATCTTGCCGTTGGTCTTGAGCCATCCGTTGCATATGTAAATGGTTATCGTATTCAACTTGAACAGACCGCATATATCGAGGTTGAAAAGGCACGTGATGAAGGCTATTTTAATACCGCCTCGATCGTATCATCATACGGAAATTATGTTCTTGTGGATACAGTAGTAAGTCTTCCCGACATTAATACATTCGGTAAGATGACCCTTAAGAATGGTGCCAGTTCTGTTGGTACGGCAAGAGCGCGTGCTTTTGAATACGATTCGGGTACAATCGGTACAAGTGCAGCCAAATACAAACTATATCTATTCGACATTGTAATGTCCACCGGTTCATTTGCCGATGTTGATAATGTAAGTCATTCATATGGTTCTGCTGCAGAATTTACAGCCGATCTAATTGATGCAACTCTCTATAATACTGGTTCAAATTCTCTCTTATTCCGTCTACCAGTAAATACAGTCCAGTCACTTCGTACTTCCGATGATTTAATTGATACTCTTTATCAGGTAAAAAAGAAGTATGATAGTCGCCCCCTTGATGGTGCTGGTAAGGTAACAATTCCTACAAGTGCCGATGAAATCTTTGAGAATAATACCGCAAGCGATTGGACTGCAATTCTTGAATCCACCGGTGCCGTACTTCCTGTTGTATTTGACAGTTTTAGCGCAACATCGGTAACACTTGTTTTTGCAGGTTATACATCAGGACATGTCCATGTAATTGCTCCGACTCGCCGTAATCTCCGTGAAAAGATCAAAAATCTTCAAACTGATCATCCGGTTCCAATTTCATCTCCAAGCTCAACAATCAGTTTAGGTGTTACTGATCTTTTTGCAGTAAAAGCTGTATACATGTCGGCAAATTTAACAACCGATGCATCGGCTGATCCGGGCGATGGGAATCCTGACATTAAAGATCGATATTATGTCGACAATGGCCAGCGCGATAATTTTTATGATGTTGCTACAATCCAATTAAAACCAAGTGCAGCTGCTCCAACGGGCCGACTCCTTATTGTGTTGGATTACTTTACTCATCAACCGGGAGATTACTTCTCTGTTGATTCTTACACCGGTCAGGTTGCGTATGATGATATTCCATCGTTCCAATCTTCCAAGGGTATCGTCCAACTCCGTGACGTAATTGATTTCCGTCCGACAAAGGCAACTTCGGGTGACAATTTTACTGGTACCGGTTCCTCTGTCGTGAGTATGGTTCGTCCGACCTCAATCATTACAGCCGATATCCAGTATTATCTTCCACGCATTGACAAAATCTTTGTGGACAAGAATGGTAAGTTCGGCGTTGTAAAGGGTATTTCTTCCACAAATCCGGTGGCTCCTGAGGATCCAAAGGACGCAATGGTTCTTTATGTAATGCGCCTTGGTGCATATACCTTCAGCGCCGCCGACACGATTCCAAACATGATCGACAATAAACGCTACACAATGCGTGATATTGGAAAGATCGAAAAACGTGTCTCGAACCTGGAATACTACACTTCTCTGTCGCTGCTTGAAAGAGAAACAGCAGGGTCTCAAATTTTTGATGGAGCCAATGTTCGTTACAAGAACGGCTTTGTTGTTGATAGCTTCTATGGTCATAACATTGGTGCAATCACGCACCCCGATTATAGCGTCTCGATGGATAAAGAACAGGGTCGTTTACGCCCAATGTTCTTTGAGGATAATACACGGCTCCTTTGGAATGAAAGTGCATCAAGCGGTCTCCGTAAAACAGGCTCACTTCTTACACTCAATTATTACCAATCAAGATATATTGAGCAGCCCTATTCATCATACGCGGAATTTGTAAATCCATACAATGTATTCAGCTGGACCGGCGACCTTATTCTATCTCCGAATACAGATGAATGGAAAGAAACACTACGAGCCCCCGATGTTATTATCGACCAGACGGGTATTTACGACACTCTGGTTCAAATGCTCGATGCTTCGGGTGCAATTGGTACCGTATGGAACGAATGGAGAACCAATTGGACAGGTTCTACGCAAAATGTAGATACTCGAACCACAGTATATGATGCAAGCCCATTGATTACGGTTACTGATACGGCAACAACAATTACTACAACCAACACAACCAATCTATCGCGTAATGGTGTACGCACTTCTATTGTACCAGATACTGTTACCACAAATATGGGTGACAGAGTGGTCGAAGTCAATTTCGTCCCATTCATTCGCTCGCGTAAGATTTACTTTAAAGCAAGCCGGATGAAACCGAATACGAAGGTATATGCCTTTTTCGATAGTATTCCTATGGCCGATTATGTGACTTCCGATACGTTTGTAAATTATTCCAGCAGCACCAATTCTTCAAATTATTTTAATGCAACGGGCCATCCGGATGGTAGCTCAAATCTTATCACCGATGCAAACGGAGACCTTCAGGGTTCATTCGTAATTCCAAACACAAGTGTTCTCAAATTCAAAACGGGTTCTCGCATTTTCCGACTTACGAATAGTTCTACTAATGACCTAAAAGGTACGGAAACAAGTGCAGAAACTGTTTATTATGCTCAGGGCATAATGAATACGGTCGAGAACCAGGTCGTGTCAACACGTGTTCCTCAGATTAGTCGCAGCGCCGTTAACGACCAGCGTGTTACAGTTGACACACAAAGCAATACTACCGTTAGACAGACTTACGAATGGCACATACCTCTTCCAACTCAGCCTGTTCCGGTACAGACTCCTCCGGGTAATACCGCAAATCCGACCGTTAATGGTTCCGGTCTTCCTCCAAAAGATGATACTGTTACCGGCAATCCGGATATCGGTACCGGTACGGGAGCAGTTCCTAATTGGCCAGTTGTCGGTGTTACGGGTCCCGATAATGCTATCCCTAGTCCCACTGCAGATACTTGGCCTTCACCCGATTGGTGGTGGAGACAGCAGGCTGGGTTCCAGGAACTTTACATTGACCCTCTTGCTCAATCATTTATTATTGATACAGCAGGTGGTATATTCGCAACTTCTTTGGATATTTACTTTGCACAAAAAGATGATACAGCTCCGGTAACCGTACAAATTCGTACCATGGTAAATGGAGCTCCAACTCAAACGGTTGTGCCGTTCTCTCAAACAGTCAAGAGCGCAGCCGACATTACCGTTTCTGCCAATGCTTCTATTGCGACAACCTTTACCTTTGAATCACCTGTATATCTAATGCAGGGAGCCGAATATTGTTTTGTTGTAATGTGTAATTCCGATAAACATAAGATCTATGTTTCGGAACTTGGCGAATATGATATTACAACTCCTTCGTACCGTATTACAAAACAGCCTTACAATGGAGTAATGTTTAAATCGGCAAATGCGTCTACCTGGACTCCAGAACAAACCAAGGATATTAAATTTACCCTACGCCGTGCAGCATTTGCTCAGACGGGTACCGCAGTGTTTAATAACAGCACCATTCCGGTTCGCGCACTTGATATTGATCCGATTCAAACAACCAATGCTTCCAATATCGTACGTGTCCACCATAAGAACCATGGCCACTTTGCCGGTTCATCATTTGTAACTCTTGCAAATGTAACTGCAAATTCTGGTACCGCACTGAATGGTATTCCCGTCACTCAATTAAATACAACCCACAGTGTTATATCAGCCGAAATTGATTCATATACAATTCAGGTTGCGGCAAGTGCTACATCAAGCGGTCGGGGCGGAAGCCCCGATCCATTGGGTTCGGGCACTGGTGCAATTCCAGCAGTCACGGCAACCGAGAATAAAACCTTTAATGTTGTTCACCCTATTGTTCAACAATCACTAATTCCGGCAACTGATATTGCATGGGCTGCAAGGGTCACTACCGGTAAGTCACTTGCCGGAAGTGAAACTCCTCACACTGTTTCTGCCTACGTTGACCTTAAAGTGAATGATAATACAGAATTCACTCGCCCGCAAACAATTGTTTCGGCTCCGAATGTTTCATCTCTATCGACTGGTTCGAACAGCTTTATTCTGAAGGGTGTCATGACAACGGCAATTGAAAACATCTCACCCGTAATTGACCTTGACCGTATGTCGGTTGTAACAATTGCAAACCGTATTGACAACCCCATTGGAAGTGCGGCTTCAGGTTACAATGTTGTTCATAACTTTGTTGCTGAAACTCAAGCAATCGGTGGATCGGTACTTTCAAAATACATCACTCGTAAGGTTGAACTTAATGAACCTGCAACCGCTCTGAATATCTTTACTCTGGTCAACAAGCCCTCGGGTACCGGTATCAAGTTGTGGTACAAGGTTCTTGCAAGCGGTGCCGACACGAACTTTGAAACGCTTGGTTGGACATTAAAAGAACCCGATTCTGCAATTCCAACATCAGACAATCCAAATGACTTTACCGAGGCTCAATATACAATTACCGAAGGACCCTCAGTAGTCGAGGGAAAAGCAACAGGAAATCTAAATGGTGTTGAATTTACCGCATTTGCCGTAAAGATTACCTTTACTTCGGAGAATTCATCAAGGGTTCCAACCTGCCGCGACTTCAGAGCCATTGCCATTACTTAATGAGACCAATGATTCGAGCAACGGTTGTGGACAATCCCACCCTAGAACGGGATATGTCCACAAATGCCGTAATAAATAAGAATAAGAATGAGTATTTTCGTAGACTTCAGGTCAAAAAAGCCAATAAGGTTAAAGACCAGGAACTTGAAACTCTTAAATCCGAAGTATCTCAATTAAAAGAACTTGTACAATCACTGTTAAACACTTCCCAAAATGGCAACAACCGTTAATCGCATAGATACATTTGAAACATGGCGTCAGAAGACGAATACGATTTCTTCTGATGTTGGTACCATTGCCAATTTAGATGCAAATATAGCCAATGATAGTTCACTGGTTACAGCAATCAATGAGCTCCAAGGAGATATTGGCGGTGAAGAACTTTCCAATTATACCGCGACATCGCTCCGCGGAGCCGCAAATGAAATTAGAAATAGTGATATTACCTTGAATGGTAATAAAAGATTTTCTGGTAATGTCTCTGTTCAAGGAACACTTGGTGTACAAGGTGCCACAAACCTTCAAGGCGTTTTAGGTGTTCAAGGTGTAACTACACTCGGGAGTTCTTTAGCTGTTCAGGGTGCAACAGTATTACAAGGTACACTGGACGTTCAAGGTGGCTTAAATCTTGCTTCTGCTTATCTGACCGGCAATTTAGGAGTTCAAGGTATTACCAGTCTTCAAGGCGCTCTTGGCGTTCAAGGGAATACAACTCTAGGAAATGCCGTTGGAGATGAAACATTGGTAAATGGTTCATTAACAGTAAAAGGCGCCGATTTTAAAGTTCAGACCAGCGGCGGCGTTGATAAATTTTCTGTTGATGATGCAACAGGTAATACCGTTGTTGAAGGTGGGCTCATTGTTCGTGGAGCAACAACACTTCAAGGCGCAATTGATTTCTCATCGAACTTTAATACTCTAACCAATAAACCTTCACCCGTCATTAATGTAAATCTTTCAGGTGATATTGCTGGTTCGGGGAGTGTTACAATTACAGACGTTGGTTCTGTCGGTCCTGGTTTTACTCAACAGACATATACACTTAGTATTGCAAATACTGTAATTCAAGCAAATTCGATTGCCCTTGGGACTGATACAACGGGCAATTATGTCGCAGCAGCTTCAGCGGGTTCTGGTATTGAAGTTTTAGGTTCTGGATCGGAAAATGCGTCGCTTACTATTTCAAATACAGACCGAGGTAGCTCACAATCTATCTTCAAAAGAATTGCAGTTTCTGGTAGAGATACGGTTATTGCAGATAGCAATGATGATACCCTTACTCTGGTCGCTGGATCAAACATTCAAATTACGACAAATGCGGCCGCCGACAGTATCACAATTACCGGTACCACGCCTCTTGCAAACAATTCAACAGTGAATGTAACGGCTGGAACCGGTCTTTCCGGCGGTGGCAGTTTCACCGTTGATCAGGCAGCCGGCTCAACTATTACACTTGCAAATGCCGATAGAGGTACTTCACAGAATATCTTTAAGAATATTGCTGTTCAAAACCAATCCACTGTTGTTGCAGATAGCAATGATGATACACTCACATTTGTTGCCGGTCAGGTTGACTCGACCATTGGTATTACAATTTCAACGGATGTTGCTAATGATACAATTACGTTCTCGCACGCAAATACATCTTCTGTCGGAAATGTAACAGCCACAACTCGTACGTATGTTACGGGTATCACCTTTGACACTTACGGGCATGTTCAGGCCGTAACAACCGCCCCCGAAACTTATGTTGCAAATGATGGTACTCTTTCACTTGCCGTATCCGGTACTGGTCTTTCTGGTAGTGCTTCGTTTACTGCAAATCAATCGGGCAACTCAACCTTTACGGTAACATCAAATGCTACGTCGGCAAATACTGCCGGAGCAATTGTTGCGCGCGATGGTTCTGGTAATTTTAGTGCAGGTACTATTGGCGTAAGTGCTGTTAATGTCTCAGGTGCACTTAGCGCAGGTTCAATTACAATTCCAGGGATCGGCGGCATTGCTCAATACACTGGTTCCGGATCAAGTGTATTTAATTCAATTGGCACAAGCTCGACCAGCCATTTTGCTTATGGTTGGGATGGAACAAGTGGTATTGTTTCAACATACAATCAAAATAGCCCACTGGTCCTTAAGGCTTCAAGCGTTGTTTTCTTTACCACCGCTGGCAATAATCAACTTCAGGTAAATTCAAACGGAAAAACAATTGTTGGCGTCAATGGTGTTGATCGTGGTGCTTATACTCTTATTGTTGATGGTACGCTTTATGCTCATGGAGCCACAACATTAAATAGCACTCTTAATGTAACTGGTGCAACTACTCTCACCGGTGGTGTTACTGGTGGTCTTGCCGTTACGGGCGCACTTAGCGCAACAAACGGTCTTTCAATTACGGGCGCAATTACAGCAACGGGCGACATTACTGCCGGAACTTCGGATGATCGACTCAAGACTCGTTTTGGGAACATTCCAGATGCTCTGAATAAAGTTCTTCAACTCAACGGATTCTATTATACACACAACAAGACTGCTCAACAATTGGGTCTTGTAAATAAAGGTCAACGAGTTGGTGTTTCTGCTCAAGAAGTTCTTAAGGTTCTTCCAGAAGTTATTAGAGATGCTCCGGTTGATGAATCGTATATGACGATCGATTATGCCAAGATGGTTCCACTTCTCATTGAAGCAATCAAGGGGCTCAATGCAAAAGTTGAAAGTCTTGAAGCTCAATTAAAGAAGTAATATGGCACTACCATCAGTATTTCCTCTTTCGGCATTTCAGGTCCGGACCGAACTTGGTATAGAGTCAAATGTGTCTATTTCAATGCTATCGGCGGCAGTTCGAACATTGGCTGGACAGCCGACAGGAGACGTCAAGTTTTCTGAATTACTCGGAAAGAGTAATAGAACACCGTTGTTTGATGTCTTGGTTGTTGCAGGCGGTGGCGGTGGTGCAGGCAGATCCGGTTTTGCTGGAGGCGGCGGTGGTGGTGGTGGCGTCATATATACTTCCGATTATTCGGTATCGGCTGGTACTACCTATAATATAACCGTCGGTGGCGGAGGTACTCGTACGACAGCTGATCCCGGAGGCGTAGACTCGACTTCTGGACAAAATTCAAGCTTTGCATCAATTGTGACAATTGGCGGTGGTGCTGGTTCTTTCGGAAATAACGGCGGAATAGATGGTGGCTCGGGCGGCGGCACTGCACTTTTTCAGTTCCCAGGAGGTCTGGGTACTCCGGGTCAAGGTAACAATGGTGCCGCTGGGACTGGTTTTGCTGCCGGCGGTGGTGGCGGAGCAACTTCTGCTGCTTCTTTCATAGAAAATGGAACGACCTTAGGAGGAAATGGTGGCAACGGATTAGTTACGAGTATTAGTGGAACATCGCTAACATACGGCGGTGGTGGCGGAGGCGGTGGTTATGGTAACAGCGGCGGCGCGGGTGGTGGTAGCGGAGGAAGCGGCGCCGGGGCGGGCGTCGCGGCGGGCACACCATTTGCAAATCAAGGCGGCGGTGGCGGTGGCGCGCCTGGTCAAGAAGATGGTGTCCTCGGAAGTAGCGGTGCAGCCGGTGTTGTGATTATATCATATCCTCAACAATATTCGAATGCAGCATCGGTATCTGGATCATTTACTCTCACCATTGCAAATGGTAGAAAAATCTACAAGTGGACGAGTGGTTCGGGCAGTATTACATTCTAATTGATCAATAAATTATTGATATAAATAGAAGCAATCCATGGCAGTATTTGCAAACATTTCAA